CCGATATGGCTGCCGGAGACGTGACTTTCTACGATGCGTTCCTGGTGAACGTACAGGAGAAGGTGTTTAACCTCGAAACGGACACCATCAAACTCGGGCTGGTCACGGCGACCTACACGCCGGCTGCGACCGACGCCGAGCCGTGCTGGGGCGCTGGTGGGTCCACAAACACCAGCACGAACCAGGTCACGCCGGGCGGCAACTACACGACCGGCGGCGCGTCAGTCGCTAACCCGTCCGTCACGCTCACGGGCGGCGCCGGGGTTTTCGATGGCGACGACGTGAGCATCGCGCAGCACGCCAGCAACCCGACCAATGCGCGCTGGGGGATTCTCTACAGCGACACGGCCACGAACAAGAACTGCCTCGGCTATGTCGACCTCGGCACCACGATTGATCTGAGCGCGGGCGTTTTCTCGGTGACGTGGAACGCCTCGGGCATCATGTCCATGAACCAGGCATAAGGGGTAGACCATGACCGACGAACGCAAACCGCGCAGCGTGGCTGCCATCAACGCCACGCCGGCGCAGCAGATCGACCGCAGCATCGGCCGCATTCCTCGCCTGCGCGCCGCCATCGAGAAAGCCGGCGCACGCGGCAACACGGCCAAGGTCGCCGAGCTGCAGGGCGAGCTGGATCGCCGGCTGGCCGAGGTGGCCGAGTTCAAGGCGCGGCTGGCTGAGATCTGACAGTGGGGTTCACGGCTGACGACATCGCCGAGATCAGCACCGACGAGGTGCGCATCGTCTCGGTCGATTTCACCGGCAAGCTGGACGCTGGCGAGCTACTGAGCGGAACGCCTACCGTCACAGCGGAGGCGGGCGCAGGCTTGACGCTCACGAACAAGGCCGTCAACAGCGAGGCGATCACCGTGAACGGTTCGGCCTGCGCAATAGGGCAAGCCGTGCAATTCAAGGCCGATGCAACCGCAGCGAATGCTGGCCGCTGGGCGGTCGAGATTATCTGCGGGACGACGGAAGGCCAGACGCTTTACGGGCGCGTGATGGTGCGCGTCGTGGACACGACATAGCGGCAGGGCCGCACAGCATCGAGCCGGGGGCGAGATGAAAGGGGAGAGACTGACAGAACGGCAAAGACGGTTTGCCGAGGCGTACCTCCAGCACGGGGACGCCACGCGCGCGCACCGCGAGGCCGGCTTCATGCCGAACGCGAGCGACCGGACACGCAAGTGCCGCGCGTCGGAGATGCTCAAGTATCCTGCGGTGCAGGCGTACATTCGCGAGCAGCAGGAGCGCAACGCGAAGGCAGCTTCGATGACCGCCGAGAAGCTGATTCAGAAATTGGAGGTCGCCTACAAGCTCGCCGGCCAGGACCGGCGGCCTGCGGCGATGGTGTCGGCCGTGATGGGCATGGCACGCATCACCGGCCTCGACAAGCAGATCATCGAGCACCAGACGCGCAGCATCGAGTTGGTGATCAACCGGCCGCATGGAGCTTAACCCGACCGTTCCGCAGGATCGGTTTATCTTCCACGAGGCCAAGTACCCGGCCTTCGTGGGTGGCTTTGGCAGCGGCAAGACGGAGGCGCTGATCGTCCGGGCGATCCTGGGCAAAATCCGCTATCCGCAGCTCGACCGGGCGTTCTACGAACCGACCTACGACCTGATCCGCATGATCGCGTGGCCGCGCTTCGAGGAGATGCTCTCGAACCTCGGGATCCCGTACCAGCTGACGAAGCACCCGATCAACGTGCTGGAGATCGCCGGGCACGGGCGCATCGTGTTTCGCAGCATGGACACGCCGAGCCGGATAATCGGCTACGAGGTCGCCGACAGCGACGTCGACGAGCTCGACACGCTGAAGCGCGACGATGCGGCCGAGGTGTGGCGGCGGGTGCTGTCGAGGAACCGCCAGAAGAAGCCGGACGGGGCGCCGAACACGGTGGCGGTGGCAACGACGCCCGAGGGGTTCCGCTTCGTCTACGAGGCGTGGGAGCAGAATCCCCGGCCCGGCTATGAGCTGGTGCGCGCGCCGACGGCGAGCAATCCGCACCTGCCCGAGGACTACATCGACAGCCTGCGCGCGATCTACCCGCAGCACCTGCTGGAGGCGTACCTCGAGGGCCGCTTCGTGAACCTGACGAGCGGCACGGTCTACGTGAGCTTCGACCGGGCGAAGCACGGCACCGACGAGGTCGAGCGCCCGGGCGAGCCGCTGTACGTCGGCATGGACTTCAACGTCGGCAACATGAGCGCGGTGATCCACGTGAAACGCGCCGGACAGCCGTGCGCAGTGGCCGAGGTGACGAAGGCCTACGACACGCCGGACATGTGCAGCGTGTTGCGCAGCCGCTACCCGGGGCATGCGATCCACGTCTACCCGGACAGCACGGGCGATAGCCGCAAGTCGAACAACGCGGCGATGACGGACTTCAAGGTGCTGCGCGACGCGGGCTTCTCGGTGCATGCGCCGAGCCGAAACCCGCTGGTGCGCGACCGGATCAACGCGATGAACGCGGCCTTCGCGAAGGGCGGGTACATGGTCAACGTCGACCGGTGCCCGTCCTACGTGCGCTGCCTCGAGCAGCAGGCGTACAACGCCAACGGCGAGCCGGACAAGACGCAGGGGCTCGACCACCTGCCCGACGCGGGCGGGTATTTCATCCATGCCGAGTACCCGGTCATCAAGCCGGCAATGAGTATCAACCTGAGGATGGCAACCTGATGGCCGACGTGACCTTCCAGCGCCAGGAGTACCGCGACGCGCTCGCCGCGTGGGCGCTCGTCTCCGACGTGTGCGCTGGCCAGGCGGCCGTAAAGGCAAAGGGCGCGACCTACTTGCCGCAGCCGAACGCGAGCGACACCAGCGACGAGAACGCGCTGCGCTACACCCAGTACCTCGCGCGCGCCGCGTTCTACAACGCGACCGGTCGCACGCTGCAGGGGCTGGTTGGCGCGGCTTTCCGCAAGTGGCCGATGCTCGATGCGCCCGGCGCGATCGGCTACGTCGCCGAGGACGTCGACGGCGCCGGGGTCAGCGTCTACCAGCAGTCGCAGTCCGCGCTCGGGCAGGTGCTGAAGCTCGGCCGCCACGCGCTGCTGGTCGACTACCCGACCACCGACGCGCCGGCCTCGCGCGCGGACATGGCCACCGGCAAGGTGCGTGCCACCATCGCCAGCATCGACGCCACGCAGGTGATCAACTGGCGCGCGGAGCGCATCGGCGCGCAGTACCGGCTGACGCTCGTGGTGATCGCCGAGACGCGCGAGACGGTGACCGAGGACGGTTTCGGGCTGAGTGCCGAGCCGCAGTACCGCGTGCTGCGCCTGACCGAGGTCGGCTACACGTGGGAGATCTGGCGCGCCGGCCAGAAGGGCATCGAGCTCGCCGAGGGGCCGTTTGTGGTGCTGGACGGCGCCGGCCGCCCGTGGGATGAGATCCCGTTCACGTTCATCGGCGCGACGAACAACGACAGCAGCATCGATGCTGCGCCGCTCTACGACCTGGCCGAAGTGAACATCGCGCACTACCGCAACAGCGCGGACTACGAGGACTCGGCATATTTCTGCGGGCAGGCGCAACCGTGGATGTCGGGGCTGACCGAGGAGTGGCGCGACCACCTCCAGCAGCAGGGCATCTTCATCGGATCGCGCGCCCCGATCCTGCTGCCGCAGGGCGGGCAGTTCGGCTTTGCCCAGGCGCAGCCGAACACGCTGGCCAAGGAGGCCATGGATCAGAAAGAGGCGCAGATGGTCGCGCTCGGCGCGCGCCTCGTGCAGCCCGGCAGTGCGGTCAAGACGGCCACCGAGGCGCAGGGCGAGCAGGAGGCCGAGCACTCGGTGCTGTCGCTCGCGTGCTCGAACGTCTCCGAGGCCTACAGCAAGGCGCTCGGCTGGATGGCGCGGTTCATGGGCGCGGACGGCGAGGCGGCGCTCACGCTGTCGCAGGACTTTGTCGAGCAGCGCCTTGACCCGGCCATGCTGACGGCGCTGATCGGCGCGTGGCAGTCGGGCAAACTGCCCGAGGCGGATCTGTGGGAGCAGCTGCGCAAGTACGGCGTCATCGACGGCGAGAAGGATGACGAGACGATTCGCGGTGAACTGGAGACGCAGGATCCCGGCCTCGGGCTGACGAGCGACGATGGCAGCGACGGCTGAGCGCCTGACCGAAATCGCCACCCGGCACCAGGTATTCCTCGAGCGGGTGAAGACGGGCGAGGCGAACCAGTTCGCCGCCTTCCTGCTTGAGATGGACCGCGAACTGCGCGCGCGGCTTGGCCGGGCCGAGATGACCGACTTCGCGCGCGCGCGCGCCGAGGCGCTGGTGCTCGACATCGAGCGCACGCTCGCGGCGATTTATGGGCGGTTCTGGAACGAGATGCGCGGCCGGCTGATCGACATCGCCGAGTACGAGGCGGGCTTCGAGGCGCGCAGCCTGGCGCAAGGCACCGACGGCGCCTACGAGCCGGTGCTGCCGGGCGTCGAGCAGGTGCGCGCGGCCGTGCTGGCTGCACCGCTGTCGGTGCGTGGGGCGGATGGCGGCAAGCTGCTGGAAAGCTTCGTACGCGACTGGTCGGCGACCGAGGTGAAGCGCGTGAGTGGCGCGATCCGCCAGGGCTTCTACGAGGGCGCCACCACGTCGAAGATCCTGCAGGCCGTGCGCGGCACGAAGGCGAACGGCTACCGCGACGGCATCCTGGCGATCAGCAACCGCAATGCCGAGGCGGTGGTCAAGACAGCGGTGCAGCACGTGGCCAGCGTGGCGCGGCAGGAGACGTGGAAGCAGAACGCCGACATCGTGCATGGCGTGATCTGGGTCTCGACGCTCGACAGCCGCACGACGCCGCAATGCCGCAGCCTCGACGGGCGCCGGTTCCCGGTCGACAGTGGGCCGCGCCCGCCGATCCACGTGCGCTGCCGCTCGACCACCGTCGCGGATCTTGGCTTCAGCCGCAAGAACGCGATCCGGGCAAGCAAGGACGGCGCGGTCGCGGCGAACCTGACCTACTACGAGTGGCTGAAGACGCAGCCGGCCGGATTCGTGCGCGAGGCGCTGGGCAAGTCGCGCGCGGAACTGTTCCTGCGCGGCGGCCTGACCGCTGAGCGGTTCGCCGAGCTGAACCTCGGACGCGACTTCAAGCCGCTGACGCTCGATCAGATGCGCAAACTGGAACCGCTCGCCTTCGAGCGCGCGGGACTGTAACGCCGGCCGAGCCGGCATCAACGCTCCAGGGGGGCACGCAATGCTGAAGTTCCAGATTGATACGCTCGACGGGCTCGAAGACGGCGTGAAGGCGCTGTATGAGAAGACCGGCGACAAGTACACGCTGAAGGTCGACGGCCTGCCGAAGGGCGAGGACGTGGACGGCCTGAAGAAGAAGGTCGAGGAGCTGCTCGCGGAGAAGAAGGCCGCGAAGAAGGCCACCGAGGAGGCCGAGGCCGCGCGCCGGGTCGCCGAGGAGGAGGCCGCGCGCAAGAACGGCGACGTCGAGGCGCTGGAGCGCAGCTGGGCCGCGAAACTGGAGAAGCGCGAGCGCGAGCTGGCCGGGCAGATCGACGCGCTGCAGGGCAGCATCACGACGATGACGGTTGACAACGTGGCCGTGCGGCTCGCCAACGAGATCGCCGTGCCGGGATCGGCCGACATCCTGATTCCGCACATCAAGGCCCGCCTCGCCGCCGAGCAGCGCGACGGGCAGTTCGTCACGGTGGTGCGCGATGCGCAGGGCAAGCCCAGCTCCGCCAGCCTGGACGATCTGAAAACAGAATTCACGACCTCACCGGCTTTTGCTCCGGTGATCGTCGGAAGCAAAGCCAGCGGCGGCGGGGCCGGCGGTGGCAGCAAAGGCGGCGGGGCCGCGCCCAACGGTGACATGGGTGGGTCGCGTGAAGAACGCCTCGCCGCAATCGCCGCCAGATATCCCGATCTCAAATCTGCATAGGAGCAGTGAACCATGGCACTTTCTGACATGAAGGTCTTCAACGACTACCTGCAGGGCACCACGGCCGAAACCGTCGCCCAGATGGTAGACAAGTTCAACGCGGCGAGCGGCGGGGCCATCGTGCTCACCTCGCAGGGCATCGAGGGCGACTACAAGTACGAGTCGTTCTGGGCGTCCATCCACGCCGCGCAGCGCCGCGTCGACCGCTACAACACCAACGGCACGCCGTCCAGCACCTCGCTGTCGCAGCTGCAGGCCGTGGGCGTGAAGGTGGCCGGCGGCTTCGGTCCCATCCTGTGGGAGCCGGGCCAGATCAGCTGGATCAAGAAGTCGCCGCAAGAGGCGCTCGAGGTGATCTCGCGCAACCTCGCCGAGGCGATCGTCAAGGACCAGCTGAACAC